AACTGGTTAAGGACACAGACTTTAATGAATTGTCGGACTCTGAAATGCATGCCTTATTGTCCCACAACCTAAATAAAACGGTTACAGACTATATTGCAGATGCAAGACGAGAGGCGATATCAAGCGCGTTCATTGACAACTTCAATAAGTGGCATAAGCGGGTAATAGATATTCTGGTAAGGGCGATTGAGGATAATGTCCAATCGGTAGTTCACACATCACAAAACGGTAAAATGTATGCGATTTTAACTGCTTATGATGCTGCTCTTGGTGCTACGATTGTTGACGTAGAAAAGACGTTGATGGAACAAAACGAACCTTTAAATGATTGATACTCAAACATTTTTGAATGAATACAATTTGCAAGACGTGCAGAAAGAACTTGCTGAAAAATCCATGTACGAATTTATTAAACAAGCATGGAATACGATAGAACCCGGAAGACAGTTTTACGATAATTGGCATATTCAGGCTATTTGTGAACATCTCGAGGCGATTCTTTCTGGTGACGTAACCCGCTTACTGATTAATATTCCCCCGCGTCATATGAAAAGCTTAACCTGTAACGTGGCCTTTCCTACCTGGACCTGGATTCATAAACCTCATCTTCAATTTTTGTTTGCTTCTTATACTTCAACTTTAACAATAAGGGACTCTGTTAAATGTCGAAGGCTTTTGAATTCTAAATGGTACCAGCAAAATTGGGGGGATCAATTTGAATTAACAGGCGATCAGAACCAAAAACAAAGGTTTGAAAACGATAAAAATGGTCATAGAATATCAACATCGGTTGGAGGTGCCCTAGTTGGTGAAGGTGGCGACATTATTGTAATTGATGATCCGCACAATACTATGGAGGTAGAATCAGAAGCCGTAAGAACATCTACCCTTGAATGGTGGGATACGGCGGTTCCATCTCGTTTAAATGATCCAAAAACAGGAGCCTTTGTAGTTATTATGCAGCGGCTTCATCAAAGTGATTTATCTGGGCATATTTTAAAAAATCAGTTGCCCGGTGAATGGACACATCTTTGTGTGCCCTCGGAATATGAAAAAGGTCACCCGCATATATATACTACGACCTTACCCGCAGCTACATACAAAGAGGACCCTAGAAGCGAAGAGGGTGCTCTTCTTTGGCCTGAGCGCTTTCCATTAAAAGCTATAGATCGTTTAAAACGATCGCTTGGAGAATATGGTTCTGCTGGGCAACTTCAACAACGTCCTGCCCCAAAAGGCGGTGGTATAATCAAACAAAAATGGTGGCGTAAATGGGAGGCTGATGCAATACCGGAATTTATCTATGTGCTCCAAAGCTGGGACACGGCTTTTTCAGAAAAAGAAACAAACAGTTATTCCGCTTGTACAACGTGGGGAGTCTTTAATTTTGGAAGCCGTTATCATATTATGATAATACATCGGTTTAGATCACATATGCCCTATACTGAGTTAAGAAAAATGGCCAGAGAACTGTACAATGAATATAATCCCGATGCAGTACTTATAGAAAAGAAAGCTTCCGGTCAATCACTTATACAGGATTTAAAAATGTCGGGCATTCCAGTTCTTGCCTATACACCAGACAGGGATAAAGTTGCTAGAGCTCATGCAGCTTCAGCCTTGCTAGAAACAGGATTAGTGTGGTACCCTGATCGTCGCTGGGCAGATGAGGTTATTCATCACTGTGCAGTTTTCCCAGCGGGAGACGGGACAGACATTGTGGATACGGTAACACAGGCACTTATAAGATTAAGACAAATGTGGTTTGCTGTGCCTCACGATGATGATACTGATTTAGACGATATCCCATTTAGAGATGACCCGTTAGCCGACAATGTGATTCAGATGCCTGGAACAGGAAAGGCGATCTATGGTTGAATTATATCATATCCTTAAATCCATGGGATTGATTAAGTTACTCAGGGGTTGGAAACATTTGCCGGGTTCGGCTGATCGTGCAGCAGCTAGAATTAAAAAGGGGGAGTCGCCCTATTTTGTTTTAAGTGAGGAAAACGGCATTCCCATGGACCAACAATCTCGCGCCCTTCGTGCTATGAAAAATGGATATGGTTCATCTAAAGATGAAGTGTATCACGGTAGTTTTTCGGATATTGACTCATTTAGACCCGGAACTCATTTTGGAACGAAGCGAGCTGCAAATGAAGCTATTGGGGGTGGGCCAGAATCTCGCCACCTAGCTTCAGAACATAGGGGTGCTTTATACCCGGTTTCATTAAGTGAGTCCAAACACGCTGATAGAACAATTGATATTTTGAATGATTTAGAAACACCCCCTCTATCAAAGTTTATACGAGAACTAGACCCCTCCATTCGTAGAAAAAATATAGACACATTAAAATACACAAACGAGGCCGAAGACGCTGGATCCATTTCTTTTATTAATACAAAACCAAATGTTCGTGGTCGAAACGCCGCCCACAACCCAAATTGGATTAAATTACGTGATTTACTTGCAACCGGAGCTCTAGTCACACTCCCAAAGGCAAAAAGTAGATGACAAACACCTATGAAAATTCTTTAGCCGACAATGTGATCCAAATGCCTGGAACCAGAAAGGCCATTTATGGGTAAATTAATATTCAGGGGTAGTAAATAGTGGCTCTACCTCCATCAGAATATGAATTAAGTTCACCGGAACCTAGTTCTCCACAAGGGGTCCAGGTAGCTAATTACCTAGGCCTCCCCGCTCGTGCAGGAGCTAAATTTGCTCCCGGCTGGAGTAAAACTGCATTGGACCAATTAACGAGAATAAAAAACCATATAATAAACAAAGGATATCCAGAGTCAGAACGCTTGGTTTATTCTGCACAAGATGTTCCTGGCCAACCATTATTTATGGGTGACTCTTTTTCCGTTCGCCCCACTTATTATCAAATACCCCCCAACCAGTCATACAGACTTTACCGTCCTTGGGATGCTAGGACACTTCCTAGTTACACTAAAGAGATTGGTGACCCGGCTTATTTCAGAGCAGCTAGTAAGCCAAGTGGGAATCTAAGTACAGCACACAGCCATCCCGACAGGGCTCCATTTTCAAATCAAGATTTTAGGTCGTATTTATCATTTCCGGGTAAACAGGGTTCTGAACACAGCGTGTTGCAAGGATTTTGGCCCGGTGATGATTTATTGTGGGCCTCTGGTTTTCGTATAAACCACCCGAACGCATTTCTTCCGATGAAGTACGGCGTACGATCAAATGAAGGAACAGTTTTTACCAACTTATTGGATGAATTTGAACAGGTAGCCGGTCTTTTAAAGGAACCTGCCTTGGTTCCACCTAATCGTCGGGCTATGCTAGAACAGACACTAAAAGAAACAGGCGATTATTTTCCAATCGGAAGGAACTTTGCCCTTAGAAAATTCGGAGTTGATGACGCCATTGATTATACAGTACAGGCTCCTAAACGGCACCTAGAAACTTTTGATGCACTTTATCCACTCTATGATGACATTCTAGAATCGTACATGCGGGTGCTAGACGTCCCCTCTCCGGAAATCTGGACACATTTTAAAACCTTAAGGTAATCATAATGGATGATATAGAACCTTTAGTTGAAGAACAATTGGATGGTACCTTGCTTATAGGGGAACCCGATGAAGACTTTACCCCAGAAGAACCCGGTTTGCGTGAATTTGACGAGAATCTTGCCACAAACATGGATGAAAAAGAACTTCAGGAACTGGCGTCTGAACAGCGTCAGCTATTTGATGAAGATGAAGAAAGTCGGTCTAACTGGTTATTTAATTATGAACAGGGTTTAAAATCAGTATTAAATGAAGATATCGACGATGAATCTTCTAGAACTGATCGCAAATTAACCGATGTGTCTCATCCTTTAATTGCTGAAGCTGCCACTCAATTCCAGGCTAGAGCTATAGGAGAATTATTTCCTGCTGCTGGGCCAGTAGGTGCAAATATTATCGGCGAACCTAATGAACAACGCATGGAACAAGCCAGTCGGGTTCGAAATTATATGAATTATCAGATAATGGAGGCGATGCCGGAATATTTTCCCGATATGGATCAAATGTTGCTTCATTTGCCATTGGCGGGGCACACATTTAAGAAAAGTTATTTTGATGTGAATTTGCGTCGTGTTACGAGTCGTTTTGTTCAGGCGGCAGATTTTATAGTTGATAATGATGCTGTAGATTTAGATACCGCTGATCGTTATACCCAAGTTTTACGAATACAACGTCATGATTACGATACTTATGTACGCAATGATTTTTATTTGGCGATTCCAGAAGATACAGTTATTGCAACCACTGAAAATTCTGAACAGTTGCCTAAAATTTTGGAAGGCAGGGAAGAAACAATTTCCAGTGATGACGGAGAAGTTGTTTTATTGGAAATGCATGTTTATTTGGATGTTGAATCTAATGGAGATGAAGGACATAAACCTTATATTTTAACCATACACAGAGACAGTGACACTGTTGTAGGTTTGCGTAGAAACTGGGATGAAGGCGATGAAAATTTTCGAAAAGCGGTTTGGTTTATTTCTTATAAGTTTCTTCCTGGCCTTGGATTTTATGGTTATGGTTTATACCACATTATTGGAGGCCTCGGAAAAGCGGCTACTGGCGCATTGCGTTCACTTCTTGATGCTGCGGCATACGCCAATATGCAGGGGGGCTTTAAACTACGGGGCAGAGTACGAGGCGGTGAAATTGAGATAGTTCCAGGTGAGTTTGCGGATATAGAAGCGGCAGTAGATGATATTAATAAGGCGATCATGCCGTTGCCGTTTAAAGAACCTTCAGCTACGATGATGTCATTACTTGCTTTTGTAGTGGAAACTGGTAAACGATTTGCTAACACGACAGAAATTAATATTAGCGATGCTAATCAAAACACTCCCGTAGGAACCACGGTAGCTTTGCTAGAAGAAAACGCTAGAGTATTTTCAGCAATTCATAAGCGTCTTCATGATAGTCAAAAACGTGAATTTAAATTAATTGCCAAATTAAATGGAATTTACTTACCTGAAAAATATCCGTACCAAGTTAAAGAAAAAGATCAATTTATTTTACGGGAGGATTTTAACGAACGTATTGACATTATTCCAACATCAGATCCTTCTACATTTTCTAGCACACAGCGCATCGCACAAGCGCAACAAATGCTTCAATTGGCGCAACTAGCGCCTCAGCATCATAACATATACGCGGCGCTTAAAAGAATGTATCAAGCTACTCGTACTCCAAATTTTGAAGAGGTGTTAATTGATCCCACAGATATTGAGCGTCTAGATCCAATATCTGAAAATGTTTTTATGATGAACAATAAGCCTGTCAAGGCGTTTATTGATCAAGACCACATGGCTCACATGACAGTACTGGACGATTGGTTTAGTCGTTTACCTGAACAGGGTCAACAACTTTATTTGCAAGGGTATATTAGTCATCGGGCAGAGCATATGGCTTTGTACTATAGAACGCAAATGCAAAGTCAGTTAGGTGCTCCGTTGCCAACTTTACCAGATTTTCGAGATCCAAATGATAAGGTTCAGCCAATAGATTCAGATTCAGATCAAAAAATTTCTGAAGCTGCGGCACTGGTTATTCAGCAACAACAACAACAGCAGCAGCAGCAGCAACCTATTGGTCCGCCAGTTCCCACTGGAGCAGGAGGCAAACAGGAAGACGAAAGTATGAATGTCGCCAAACAGCTTGCTGAAGTTGAAGCTATGTCCATTCAGAAAAAGACCGAAGCTGATGTGCAAGCCAAAATGGCAAAGGCACAAGTTGATGTACAGATTAAACAAATGCAAGCACAGGCTGATATGCAAATTGCTCAGATTCAGGAACAGGCTAAAGCACAAGCCGTTGTTATGCGCGAGCAACTTAAATCAGAAACGGATCAGAAAAAGATCGCGGCTGAAATTAAGACCATTTATGCTAAAGCAGATGCCGATATTAAAATTGCTGCCGAAAAATCTAGGGCAAATATTGAAAATATGCGAGCCGAGTTACAAGTGAAGCTGGCTGTGGAAAATAAAAAAGCAAGTGCTCAAGTACATGACACACGAGTTAAGGCCGCTGCTTCTATGGCTTCTGATGCTGTAAAAACTAACGCGGGCATAGAAAATGATCGTCGTAAAACGGAAAGTTCTAGGGAGCCTTAAATGAAACTATTTATAATTACCGCGCTTATCTTTTTTATTATTACTCCGGTCTTAGCCAAGGAGGTTATTCCTGGTCCTGTTCCAGCGACTATTATCAAAGTTACAGATGGAGATACGATGAAGGTCCAAGCTCAAATTTGGCCAGGACATTTTGTTGTTATAAAGGTTCGCTTGGCTGGTATTGATACGCCAGAACCAAGGGGAAAATGCCAGCAGGAAAAAGATCTTGCTCGAGAGGCAAAACAATTTGTTTTAAAGATAGATAAAGCTATTTCCTTAACCAATATTTATCTTGGAAAATATGCCGGAAGAATTATTGCCAATGTTCGTACTAAAAATGGTAATGATTTAACAAGATTACTTATTAACAATGGCCTAGGACGTGATTATTATGGTGGTAAACGCCAAGGATGGTGCGAAGGAATAAGTAATGCCGTGGAATAATAGACTATACCTGGAGCTTTTAAAAATATTGCGGAAAATTTATAAATGAGTAAAGCACGAAAAGTAGCTGCAGCAGAAATACGAGCCGCGAAGAAGTGGCTTAATAAAAGAGATATTTCGTCTAAAGATATATCACCTAGAATGTTTGCAAAAGCAGCGAAGGAGCTAAACAAAGGATTTGCAGAAACTCTTGCTGTTATTGCTGGAGAGCAAACGGGGGGGCAAGTTTAGTGGATATTTTTATTAGAAATATTAGAGAAAAAATAATGGAAGCAATAAGGGATAGGGACCATGCTGCTGGGACAGGGGTGTGTTCTGATTTTTCAACGTACCGTGAAATGGTTGGAGAACGAAATGGCCTTGATACAGCGTTAGAAATTATTAAGGCTGAGTTAATTAAACTTCATGAGGAGGACGATGAAGATGCTGCCTGAACCAAAAGGATGGCGAATACTTATAAAAAAAGAAAAGGCCAAAGAAGTATCTAAAGGGGGAATTATTTTATCGGATGTTTCTAAAGATGCTGAAAATTATTTAAGTATCACAGGAACTGTTGTTAAAATAGGACCGATGTGCTGGCATGATAGA